TATCTCCGGGCTTAAGTATCTGCACGACCAGTTACCCGAGGTTAACAAAATTACCGTCATCGGCATATGTGGAAACCATTCAAGAACTACAAAAAAAATGCAGTTTAGCAACGGTTTCGAGATGAACCATGAATACTTCATGTACAAGGACATTGAGCACACCCTAACACTTATGGGGTTGACTAAATTTAGCTTCATTATCCCGGAAAGTGAATTTGCTTATGTCGACGTGTACGGAAAGAAAGTGTTATTTGCACACGGGCACCAGTTCCGCACGGCTGGCGGCATCGGAGGTATTTACCCATCAATGATGCGCTGGTACGCAAAGATGAACCAAACGATAAAGATTGATAAAGCCTTTATCGGGCATTACCACCAAATGGTATATACTAAAGAGGTTTGTGTTAACGGCTCTTTGAAGGGTTTCGACGCGTTCGCAATGGGGCACGGACTGGCATACGAAGAACCGCAACAAACATACGTTATTCTGAACGAGAAAAGAGGCTTTATTTTCTACTCACCTATCTTTGCCGATTAAGTTAAAAAGGCTACTAATTGCATTTATTTAGCAATTAGTAGCCTTTCTTCTTGTTTATTAAAAACATTGTCGTACCTTTGCCGTTATAATAGTAATAACAATTAAAACAAGTAATTATGAAACACTTATTCATCGACTTCGAGACCTACAGCACCACGGACATTAAAAGCGCTGGTAACTATAAATACTGTGAGGACGAGAATTTCGAGATACTCCTTTGCGGTTACATGTGGGACACTGATACGGACGTTACAATTATCGACTTAACGAAGCCCGGAGGACTGGACGAGTTTAACGAGTTGTTTACGCATGTACAGAACAACGAAGACGTTATAATAGTAGCGCACAACGCTACATTTGAGCGTATCTGTTTGCGTGAATACGGTTTTGACATCAGCCCTATGCGCTTTTTCTGTACGGCTAACATGTCGTTGTATTGCGGTATGCCTGCATCACTGGAGGCCGTATCTAATATTCTTAACCTGGACGATAAGAAGAAGGGCACGGGCAAAAATCTTATCCGTTACTTTTCGATTCCATGCAAGCCTACCAAAACAAACGGAGGTCGCACACGTAATCTGCCGGAACACGCCCCCGAGGATTGGGAGGAGTTCATTGATTACCTACGTTATGATGTGCTTTCAGAAAAGGAGATATTCGGTAAGCTGTCCCGGTTTGACTTCCCCGAAGAAGAACAACGCATTTATGCAGCCGACCAGCGAATAAACGATTACGGTATATTGGCTGACCTGGATTTGGCACACGCCGCGCAAGATATGGACGAAGAATATAAAGCACGCCTAACCGAGAAAGCCGAAAAGGTTTATGGGTTAAGTTCCCTAAAGTCCATGCCACAGCTTAAAGGCTTCATTAAAGAGCGTACGGGCGTGGTTATTGATTCCCTCAATAAGAACAGCATCGAAGAGGTCATAAAGACCGTGGCGAGCCTTAAAAACGTTACCGAAGCGGATAAGCAAGCGGTGTTAGATGTTATCGACCTACGTAGGGAAATAGGCAAAACGTCGAATGCCAAATACACCGCGATACTTGCAAGCGCCGGGAGAGGCAACCGTATCAGAGGTTTGTTCCGTTACTACGGGGCGAGCCGTACCGGGCGATGGGCTGGGCGCCTGGTTCAATTACAGAACCTACCACAGAACCACATCGAAGACTTGGACGGGGCACGAGACCTTGCAAAGATGCACGATTTGGATATGATGGAAGTTATATACGACAAACCTACGCATATACTATCGCAGCTTATACGTACCTCGTTTATAGCACCCGAGGGGTACACGTTCGCTGTAGCTGACTTCTCAGCTATTGAAGCCCGAGTAATCGCATGGGTTGCTAATGAGCAATGGCGCTTAGACTTATTTAACGACCCGAAAGCAGATATTTATTGCGCTTCCGCATCTAAAATGTTCGGCGTTCCGGTACACAAGGGCGATGACTTAAGGCAGCGAGGAAAGGTTGCGGAGCTTGCATTGGGGTATGGGGGCGGAGTAAACGCTCTTACTACAATGGACACTAAAAAAGCGTTAAAGGAAGAAGAAAAACCTCAAATATTGTCAAAATGGAGAGAAGCTAATAAAAAAATAGTATCTTTGTGGCGTTCTTTAGAGGATAGCGCAAAACGGTGTATCGGAACAAGGCGCGAACAAGTCTATAAGATAGACGACGTTTCAAGTATCACATTCCGATATGAGAGCGGCGCAATGACTATTGAACTACCGAGCGGTAGAAAGCTATTCTACCCGTCTGCAAGGATGGGGAAACGTACTATCGAAGGCGTTAACGGCTCGTTTGAAGTTGAGGATATATCCTACATGGGTCAAGACCAAACTTCCGGGAAATGGGTTAAACTAAACACCTACGGGGGCAAGCTAACCGAGAACGTTGTACAGGCGATAGCCCGCGACTTGCTGGCGAATGCGATTTTCAAGGTATTCGATTTAGGCTTTAATATCGTGTTGCATGTTCACGATGAGATAGCCGCCGAGATACCGAAAGACGGGAACGAAGAAAAGACGCTGCAAATAATGAGTGATGCCATGTGCGACGCCCCGGGCTGGGCAAAAGGCATTCCGTTAAGAGCAGCAGGATATATTACTGATTATTACAAAAAAGATTAATGCATGGATTTACGAAAAATGACTTTTAAAATTGCTACGGCAAGCAGCGCGAAGTCTACTTCATGGAAAAACCGTTCTTTCTCATGGGACGAGTTAACCGAGAAGCTGGCGAAGGCAACCGTTACGGATGAGACGTACCGGGAGTTCATGAGCGCGAGCAAAGCCGAGCAGGGTAACATTAAAGACGTAGGCGCGTTCATGGGTGGCGAGCTGTTCGGCAGCCGTAGAAACAAAAACAATGTCGGGGAACGCTCTATACTGGCGCTCGATATTGACTATGGAGAGAAGAACTTCCCCGAGGCGTTCTACTCGGTTATCAATTGCGCGTGTATCATTCACGGTACGCACAAGCACAACCCGAAAGCCAATACGCTTCGATACCGTGTTATCATTCCTTTGTCCGAACCAGTGGACGGGGAACAATATGAAGCTATCGCCCGAAAGGTTGCGGAATTAACGGGTATCGACTTGTACGACCGCACCACCTTTCAACCCGAACGCTGCATGTTTTTCCCATCGGTTTCCAAAGACGTAGAGTATGAGTTTATAGATTACTCTGCATTTAATGAAAGCCCTTTGGACGTGCAAAAGTATCTGGGCATGTACAACGATTGGAGCGATACAACCGAATGGGCATACCACAAGGACGAGAAGGGCGAAGCCCAAACGCTTGCTAAAGAACAACAAGACCCAACATTAAAGGAGGGTAACGTAGGCGACTTTTGCCGAGCCTACACGATTAGCGAGGTTATCGCGGAATACCTATCGGACGTTTACGAACCGACAGACCAGGAAGACAGATGGACGTATACAGGAGGGTCAACTTCGGGCGGTATGCTTACCTTTAACGATATGTTCGCTTACTCGTTCCATAACAACGACCCAATCCAGGGCAACCACGTGTTCAACGCCTACGACCTGGTACGTGTACACAAGTTCGGTAAACTGGACAAGGGCGCGGATAGGAAGAACTCCACTGATGCTATGAACGAGTTGGTAAACAAGGACGCGAAGGTAGCCGCGGCGCGCGCCCGAATGCTGGCGGTCAAGGCTGGCGAGATTATGGACGATTTCGACGACGTTATAGAGGTAGAGGAAGCGACGGACGACGATGTAGCAACTACATACGAGGACGCGATGGCGAAACTCGAAACGGATAAGCGCGGCGCTTACCTCCCGTCTGCAAAGAATTTAGGGCTGATAATGAAGTACGACCCGAACCTAAAGGGGCTTATTGCACGAGACCTATTTAAAGAACGCCGGGTTGTTACCCGTGTACCTCTATGGCGCGCGAAAGATACCTCTTTGGACTTCCAGGACGTGGACTACTCGGGAGTACGTAAACACATCGAAGACGTTTACGGCATATCGAATAGCGCAAAGATTGACGACGCTATAGCATTGTCTGCGGAGATGAACTCTTTTCACCCGGTGCAGGAATACCTAACAAAATTAAAGTGGGACGGTATCGAAAGAGTTGATAAGGCTCTTATCCATATCATGGGTGCCGAGGATAACATATACACCCGAGAAGCATTCCGAATTATGATGGTAGGGGCGGTTAAGCGTATCTTCCAAAAGGGGTGCAAATTTGATAGCATGTTAGTGTTACAGTCCGAGCAGGGAGCAGGAAAGAGCACATTTATACGGAAGCTCGGCAAACAGTGGTTCTCCGATAGCCTTTCAAGCATGGACGGTAAGGGCGCGTTTGAACAATTGCAAGGTAACTGGATATTGGAGGTAGCCGAGTTGTCGGCAATGAGACGTTCAGAAGTTGAGGGTGTGAAAAACTTCATCTCTAAAACGGAGGACAGCTATAGACCGGCATACGGACGAGTTACCAAGAACTTTCCCCGACAGTGTATCTTTATAGGTACGACCAACCGGGACGAATTTCTAAAGGACGATACGGGGGGTAGACGCTTTTTGCCCGTGAAGGTCAAGGCAAACGCCAATACGCACCTTATCTTTGAGAAGGGTTTCGACGATTACGTAGACCAGCTATGGGCGGAAGCAGTCCAAATGTATTTCCGAAAAGTGAGTACGTTGTTATCCCGTGAAGCCGAGGAAATCGCCGAGAAAGGACGAGAAGAGCATTTCGAGGCAGACCCCCGTACCGCATCAGTCGAGGCGTATTTGAGTATGCTTGTGCCGACAGATTGGAGACGTATGTATGTGAATGAAAGGCGAATGTACTTTAGGGAGTACGACGCATCGAAGGTAGACCCGGAAGACTTTACACTGGAAAAGATGGACTTCGTGTCTATTATGCAAATCGCTACGGACGTGTTCGAGATGGAGGTAGGGCGCGTAACTACCAAGGAAAGCCGCGAGATAGCCGCTATCATGTCTAAGGTACAAGGGTGGCAGCGAGCGGCGAACGGGAAAACAGTCGCAGGTATCGGACGCACACGAGGATACGAGCGTATCGTTAACAGTTAGTTAACATAGGGGGTGTAAAAGCCCCCAAATGTTAACTAACTGTTAACAGAATAACTAAATGGGGTTTATTTCTTAAATGGTGTTAACGGAATATACAACCTATCGTTATTTGCCGTATATTTGTAATGTCAAAAGGAAACAAGGTTATTCTTTACCAAAACTAAGAATAGGAAACCTCCTCCAAAAGGAAAGTTTGAAAAGTGAAAGGAATTCAAACACCGGGTTTTCTTAAGACACAAAAAAACTAAGAGGTTGCTTTTTACCAAAACTAAGAGCACGATACCTGAAAGGGAAAGTTTGAAAAGTGAAAGGGATTCAAACACCGAATAGTTTTTTAAAAATAAAAAGGAAAAGCGGCGAACCTTTTTCAGAGCCGCAAACGTTTATATCATATAACAATTTAAAAACAAAAGATTATGAAAAAGTTAGTAGTATTAGCAGTGTTAATTCTTACAAGTGTATCAATGTTTAGTCAAATCACATCGCAGGGCAAACCCGAGGTATTAAAGTCCTTCCGCATGGGCGTTTGCAAATTGGTTGATACCAATGGGGAAATAACCATCGAGGCGATAACGCGCGAGACCGAAAGGTATATTATGAAAGTCCATTTAGGTACACCCGAGGAAGCGGCGGTAACGCTTGCAAGCCTTGCAGAATACAAACCCAGTAAGGGCGAGACGGTCAACCTAAACAACCCGAGCAACAACGAGGCGTATTTCCAAAAGCTTACTGGTTCCTGGATAATCACAGAGAAGTTAACGGAGCTTTTCAGTATTGCAATCAGTCGCGGAGAGCTTAAAAAAATGGTTGAAGCATTGGAAAATTAAAGAAGCGTTTTTGCTATTACAGTATATACAATTTTAACAATTTTAAAAAGAAAAAATTATGAAAAGTGGAAATTTTATTGAACTGACATTCGTAGTTAAGGGTGAATTGCAAGTGGAGTATGTCAACGTTGAGCACGTATCGCGTATTATGTACGTAGATGGAAAACCGTTTATCGGCATGCTGGGGCAAACATACACGCGCCAACTCACAGAAACAAGCTTATATGAACTAATTGAATGTATTAACGTAGAAAGCAAATAAATTAAAATGATTACTATCTTAAAAGTTATCGCCGTAAACGGAGGGGAACGTACCTCTTACTATCCTACCCCGGGCGATGGGGTGTTTCCAACCGTGGAGAAGGCACGGGAGTTTTATAAAAAAGAGTTCAAAACAAATAAAATAATATTGTGTTATGTCAGCAAATGAAAACGTACAGAGTTACAACGTAGGAAAATCCGATTATGCAAAGCATTCTATCCAACCGTGGGATATTTGGAAAGAATATAACCTCAACCCCTGGGACGCAGATATAGTGAAACGCGTGCTACGCAGCAAGGAGGGCGAACCCCGAACAGTGGATTATGAAAAGATTATCCACATTTGCAAATATCGCATTGCGGAGCTTTCAAAGGAAAACAAGGTAGTTACACCAGCCGAGGCAGAAAAGCCCGTAGAAGACGAGGAAAACGACGATACAACGGTATTTTGCCTGGACGAGACAATGAAGCCAGCAATGTTCTATATCGAGGGTGAGGAGTGGAACGGTAAGTATGTCGGTTACTCGGTTTTCATGGCTGGTAATGTACCCTATATGTATCTGGGCGTCGACGCAGAGGGAAACCACTCATATGCAGACCTTTCGAGGTTAGAGCAATGGCATTACACCCCGGAAATGCACCTACCACCAAAAACGATCAAGCTAAAGGATATCAGCTTTTTTGGCAATCACAGAAGCTCGTTAAAGATAGGGCGCGAAGGCAAGAAATACGAGAAGTACGATTACATAATAACGTATGACGGGCGCCTACTCCGCTACTTTGGTATGAAGGGGGAAATGTTTTCCTACCGCGATATGTCGGCAAAGCGCTCGGATGGTTCATACCCCGAGTTTTTAAGCTATTTTAAAATAATAAATAAAGCAATTCACGTTATAGTAAGCAGACAAGAATACGCGTACGGTATCGGCGACGAGATAGTACATAACGGAGAGATTTTAAAGTATAGGGGCTATTATAACGGGCACCTCTACACAACTACAGTAGACCACGATGCCGGGGAATCCGCCGAAACAGTGGTATTTGAAAACAAATTGAGAAATGAAGGATATAATAAGTGAAAAAGATTTAGAGCGTACATTCGCCGAGAAACTTAACCGAACAAAAAAGGTGTGGGTAATAAAACTATTATCCACCTTTATAAAAGGTTTGCCAGATAGAATGATACTTTGCCAGGGTGGGTATGTAGGCTTTGCCGAGATAAAGACCACGGGTAAGAAACCAACCAAGATACAATTACTAATACATAGCAAGTTAGAGGCCTTAGGCTTCAAAGTATTTGTTATTGATGATTTGGAAAGCAGAGACAATGCGATAAGTTTCTTCTTAAGAAATGTTAAGGAAATAAACAACGTACCGAGAAAAGGGTTATCTTTGTAGTATCAAATTAAAAAACAGAAATCATGAAAAAGAGAAGTTTAAAAGAAGAAATAGAATACCGTTTGGGTATGTACTTCGGCATCAAGTCGGGTGCGCTGTATGTCCGTGATGAAAAATTTGGTAACACCGAGGAAATTCTAAAGCAGTTGCAGCAGGATATTACCCGAGACGTCAATTTCCTTTCGCGTAAAACGCTTGGGTACATATCGGATGAGCAGGACTTTAAAAGCATTTGTGTGTTTTACAAAACAAAATTAATGAAGTAATAAGCCATGGTAAGCTATATAGATTTAAAGTTAAAATGTATCGCAGGGCATAGCGAGATAGTAATCAACGGTCAGCGCATCAAGTGCGCTGCCGATTACGACCGGGTATTAGGGCGCGTAACGCCAGCAGTTCTCCACGAGTTTAGCTCGCAGTTAGCAATGATAAAAGCAATGTTATGTTAGAAAGAAAGCAATTACATGAATACCAAGTAAAGGGAGCGCAACATATTATCGACAACGAGTTTTGCGCGTTGTTCCTTGATATGGGACTTGGCAAGACAGTAACAACCTTAACAGCCATCAAAGACCTTTTAGACAATTGCATTATATCTAATTGCTTGGTAATAGCCCCAAAGAAAGTAACGCAGGTTACATGGAGCGATGAGATTAAAGCATGGGCACACCTTAAGGACTTGACGATTTCAGTAATAGACGGTACAGTTAAACAACGCCGGGAAGCCTACGAGAAGAAAGCGGACATATACGCAATTAGCCGTGATAACATTGTTTGGCTCGTAATGGAGTACGGAGGTATTAAACTTCCCTATGATATGGTAGTTATCGATGAGTTGAGCAGTTTTAAGAACTACGCCTCAAAGCGTTTTAAGGCCCTTAGAAAGGTGCGAAAGTTTATTCCCCGGGTAGTAGGCTTGACGGGTACACCATCGCCAAACGGACTAATAGACCTATTCGCTCAAATGTATTTGATTGACCAAGGGCAAAGGCTCGGTAAATCAATCACAGCGTACAGAGATAGGTTTTTCCGACCCGACAAGCGGAACGGTGACGTAGTGTACAGTTACGCGCTTAAAAGCCCGCAGGAGGAAACAGAGCGGCAAATAAGCGACCTTATCAGTGACATAACCATATCAATGACAGCAGAGGACTATTTGAAGATGCCCGACCGCATTAACATATATGACCGCGTAGAGTTGTCCCCGAAGGTGCTGGCGCAATATAAGGAGTTTGAGAAGGAACAAGTATTGGAGCTTATTAACTCGGACGAACCGATAAGCGCGGCAAGCGCGGCGGCCCTATCCAATAAGCTACAGCAATTCGCAAACGGCGCGATATATGATGCCGACCGAAAGGTTATCGAGTTGCACGACGAGAAGTTAGAGAAACTCGAGGAGCTGGTAGAGGCCGCGAACGGTTCGCCCGTATTGGTTGCCTACTCATACAAACATGACCTCGACCGTATAATGCAGAAGCTAAAGGCTTATAAGCCCGTAAAATTGGAGAAGCCCGAGCAGATAGCCGAGTGGAATGCCGGAAAGATTAAAGTGCTTGTAACGCACCCGGCGAGCGCGGGGCACGGGCTTAACCTACAGAAAGGTGGGCATACGATTATATGGTTTGGTAATACTTGGAGCTTGGAACTATACATGCAGTTCAACGCCCGGTTGTACCGCCAGGGGCAAACGTACCCCGTAACCGTACATCACATCTTAACCACGGGAACGGTAGACGAGAAGATAATAAAAGCCCTGGAAGGCAAGAAACAGACGCAGGACGGGCTTATGGAGAGTATTAAAGAACTTATGGAATTTTACAGCAAGAAATGAAAAAGTTAATAGCAGTTATCGCAGTCCTACTCCTATTGGTAGGCTGCACTGTAGTACAGAACGCGGCGGACAGCATACAACGTAATTTCAAGCTACAGTAATTAGAGTACGGGCTATCGCTGAAGGATAGTTTAATACTTAAATGATGTTAACGAAAGAACCAACATAACGGGAAAAGCGTTATATTTGTATCAACGATTTAAAAACAGAAGATTATGGAAAAGTATTCAAAAGCAGTTAGCGAAATGTATTCACAGTTTAAACAGAGAGAAGTCCACCCGTTGGAAAAGTATGTAGGGCGGTTGGTTAGACATCGGGGCGGAATTTTGGAAGTAGTAGGGTACTCCGTAAAGCCTGACAACTCGTTCTGTCTGATAGTAGGTTGTGCACGTGCATGGTATTATCCGAACGCAGAAGACGTAGTATTTAAAAGGTGCGAGGCCTATTGCTACGCCAGTGTTAATGATTTAATAGATTAGAAATTATGATTAGTAACAAAGATTTCGCGATGCTGTACGCAGGGCGCGCAGTATTCAACAAGAAAGGTGAGTATGCCGGTGTGGTAGTCGGTTGGAACGACATGCTCGGTGTTATATTGGGCGTTGACCACGCGGACAGTTGGCAGACCTGGAGTCTTACCGACATAGGCGTGTCCGAGGAAGAATTTCTGTCCTATGAATACTGCAACGCCGGGATACTGGAGGCGCCGGTCGTGCCGGTAGAAGAGGAAGCCCCGAAGCATAAGACGATAGGCGAGCTTATCAAGGAGCACGAAGGCGTACGGGGTATCCAATTCTCCACAGACGAGCACGGCAATGTGCAGGCCGCCTATATCCGGGGCAAGCGCGGAGGTATGAAGCTTGTAAGCATGGGAGACGGTTTAGAAAATGTATCATCAAAAATTTAAAATGTATGGAAGCATTAATGTGTTTATTTGGAATAGCAATTGGAGCAGGTTTGGTAACTGGTTTGTGGTGTGTGGCAAAGTTCGCCGCCCGTAATATAGATGGGGAGTACGACGAGTAATGGGAGCAAGGAAAATTTTATAAATTGGTATTTGAAGAAGAATTATATGACTAAAGAACCAAAGCTTCCCCATAAGCTTAAATGGGGCGATAGGACGGCCGCAAGGGTCGACGAAGTAGATTACCTTATCGGTATCAGAGTAGTGGGCTACACGAGCATAAAAGACGTGATTATAGCCGAGGTGCACGAAAGTGTAGCGGACGAGGTGGGCGCGTGGAGCATGCCCGAAGACTTAGAGAGCGCAGGCAGCAGCGACGTGTTTATGAGGAAGCCGCGAGCCGGGGCATATTACAGGTATATAAAGCTTAAAAACATCGTACATGAGGAAAGTTAGTTTTATGGATATGGCGGTATGTCTCAACTGCCATGTATTCATCATATGGGAGTTCATACGAAGGTACGGATATACCGCCGGGGTAACAAAGGATAAGTACGGGCGCGGTTATGTGGAAGCCAATCTTTGCAACGGTTGGATTGATAAGCTGGCGAAGTATGTAGCAGCCCAGGACTTCACGTATAAGCAGCCAATCAATAAACGGCAGTACCTTATCAGGGATGAGGCACGCCTCGCAGAGGAGAAAAGGAACGAGCAGGACATATCAAGAACCTACGGAATTGACCCGGACGGAAGGATAAAAAGGGTATCGACGTTCAAGGACGGAACGGTTCAAACGTGGTATTGGTATCGGTCTTCGCTCGGGTGGAAATTGACATAATGATAGTACCGCAAAGACCCGTGTCGAACTAAGTGTCAGCGCCCTCGGAGGACGTGTCGAGTCGAGTGATAGCAAAAAGCCCGAATCTGATTACAAAATGTCAGATTCGGGCTTTTGTTTATATTCAGAAAAAAGAGGCTCTAAAATTAACATATTTTATGCACACCTGCACAGTAAAAAATCGCTACTGTGCAGGTTTCTGTGCACTCTAACTCTCTCTATTATAATATATTATATGTAAATGCACAGATGCACAGTAAAAAGAGGGTAAAACATTATTCTGGAGAAAAGTGTATTTTGAGGGGTATAAAATATACTATATCCTATATTAAAGTTTAGAAAAAAAAGTGTGTGTCTGTGCAGGTGCTTGTAACTAACAGAATGATAGGTAGTTACAGCGCACGCATATTCAACCGTGTAAATATAATTCATTTGTAAATTTTATTTGTAAAAAAAGCCCTAACTGACCGTCGGTTGGTCTGGTGCGATTTGTCGCCTACCTTTGTGCCAGGATTGAAAAGAACCAAAGCAGTTGATACGAACTGCACGGTGTCGTCCAAATACTACTCGTGCATCTCTTTAAGAGACCGCGAGCACACACGTGCAATACCTTAATACCAAATAACAAAAATATGGCAGGAAGAGCAAAGAAGGAAACCGCCCCCGATACTAAGGCGGCAATTACCAAGGGACAAGCGACGGGCAAAGCCCCAGCCCCCAAAGACGATTTGAAGAAATGCAAAGAACTTTATGAGGTCGTGCAGACGCGCGGTTGTAAAGGCGCTACGTTGTCTACCGTAGAGGAGTGCGTAGATTACGTAGCCGAGTACATGAACTTTTGCGCGCGTAACCCGCTCATTACTTATGAAGTCCTAAAGGGCGGGAACGCGGCCGGGCAAAAAGTCCCTATAGAGAAGAAGCGCGCGCCCTCGCTTGGTGGCTTCTGCCTTTTCATCGGGTGGACTATGCAAGCGTTCAAGAAGAACGGCGCCCGACTTGAAAAGCTGGCAGACGATGGGAACGAAGACGCGGCTAACTTATTGACCGGGTACGCCCTTATCGCCGAACTCATCGCAACCGATATGGACGAGAGCGCGCTCGCCGGTGTGGTAGACGCTAACTACATGGCAAAACTTAGAGGACTACGAGACCTTAAGGACGTTACAAGCAACGGTAAGGAAGCCGGCACAAAGGCTATGCAGGTTAACGTGCTTTCAGAGGACGCTGTTAAGAACCTACAGAAGTTAGGAGGCATATAACGATGAACGTTACATTTACTTTTGAAAAGATACTGGCGGCTTTCGTAGACCCGAAAATACGCGGTGTAGCCTCTAAAGGCGGTACGCGTAGCGGTAAGACATGGGCTACCCTACAGATGCTCCATATCCTGGCGCTTAGCAACCCCCAACCGCTCGTTATCTCGTGTGTGGCAGCCACGTTCCCAATGATTAAGCGCGGTATGCTCCGTGACTTCAAGGCTATGGTGGCAGCCGAGGGGTATTGGGACGAGAAACGATTTAATAAAACGGAATGTACCTACGAATACCCGAACGGCACGATAGTAGAGTTCTTCTCATGTGATAACGCCGGGAAGGTGCACGGCCCGGCGCGTGATATCCTTTTCGTCAATGAAGCGCAAAGCATACCCCGTGAAATCTTCAGGCAGCTTGATATCCGTACACGTAAAAAGGTTATCATCGACTACAACCCGGTACGGAAATTCTGGGGTGAAACAGAGTTCGTAGGCGACAGATACGTTACGATACATTCGACGTACAAGGATAACCCGTACTTGACCCCCGAGCAGGTTGCAGCCATCGAGAAGAACAAGGACGATGCTAACTGGTGGCGCGTATATGGCGAGGGCTTGACGGGCGGTGTAGAGGGTAACGTTTACCCCGAATATGAGGTTATAGACGATATGCCGGAAACCTACACGGGTAGGTGCCTGGGGCTTGACTTCGGTTTCGTTAATGACCCCACCGCGATTGTCGATATACGCATGGAGGGCTGGGATTTGTTCGTGGACTTGCTTTGTTATGAACAAGGCTTGCTAAATAGCCATATAGCGGACTACTTGAACGCTAATGCGCTTAACCGGGTAATAACGGTGTGCGATAGTGCAGAGCAAAAGAGTATCGTGGAGCTACAGCAGAAGCGTATCAAAGCAATACCGTGTGTCAAGGGGCGCGGCTCTGTGGCAGCCGGTATTGCGCAGGTGAAACAGTTCAAGTTGCACGTAACAAAGCGTTCCGTTAAGCTACTTGACGAGTTGGATAACTACAAATGGATTAAGGACGAAGTATCGGACACATACACCAACGAAGCCATAGACGCGTGGAACCACGCACTTGACGCGCTCCGTTACGGTGTGGACTTCTTGATACGTAAATACAGACCCAAATAATGAAAAAGTTTATATTGAAATGGATTTATCGCATAACAGCGATTAACAACCGAAAGGTATTATTAAGAGTTGCTAACCTACCGGCAAACGGCACGGTCCGAATAACCAAGGACGAGGAGAAGTTGTTAAAGGATATGATTAAGTATTGCCGCCCCTCACAAGTCGCTACGCGCAATGGGAAAGCCGTGTACAGACTTAGAGACGTCGAGGGCATAACTCTATGGTCTATGCTTGAAACGCGCCGCGCAGAGGACGCAAACGAGCGTATCAAGGCGTGGACTGATGACAACTACGAAGCCGAGACGATCCTCGACGCCGCGAAGCTTGATAAGTTCATAGTGTCACAGATGGAAATCGCGGACGGCCTTGAACAAATCGTGTTTCAGAACATGAAGCAGACGGGCGAGAGCGCATTGACGGGTGACGAGACAATTAAACAAGCGAAGAACCTTCTCGGGCTTGTGCAGATTACAGCAGAGCTTTTCCACTGTAGCTTTGAGGACGCAAAGCAAATCAACTACTCGGACGCTATGCTGGCTATCGCCAAACGTAACGACGAGATAGAGAAGGAGAAGCGAGAAATGAAGAAACAACAAATGAAAAACAGATAGTTATGACCTTTGAAACAATAATTAACACAGCAAACGCCCGGGCTACAGCCTTGGGCAAAACGCTGATATTCGGAGATACCGCAGTACAGAACGTTGCGGCTAATGAATTGAGTGAGGACTTCTTTACGCTTGACGTAACGACTGGAAACTATACGGACACGAACGTACCTAACAGCAGCGCATACACGGTAGTAATTCGCTGCATGGGCACATCAGCTTATATGCGAGACGATGCCGTAGAGATTGCAACGCTGATACGTACCGACATACTTTTGCATGAGATGCTAAAAAGCTTCATATGCGGCTACGAGATTGGCTCGCTACGTATCGCCAAAGTACAGAACCAGTACGATACCATCAAATCGGGCTGGGAAGCAACGTTTGACGCTTACAAGTACGGGGCGTGAACTTGATACCGTTTGTTTTCTGATGGTTTACTTTGTACTTTTGTACACTGTTTAAAAACAAAAAAGCATGAAAATCATCAGAAACAACATTATCCCGGTTAAAGGCTTCAAAGCTATTAACCTATTCGGCATTCTCTTCGTACGTGGTAACGCGGTAATCAGCGAAAAGACGTTGAGACACGAACATATTCACACGATGCAAATGCGCGAAATGCTGTATGTGCCGTTTTACTTGTGGTACGGCATTGAGTACGTTATTCGCTTCTTCGGTTGGAGCTTCGAGAAGAAGCCATGCAACCCGAACGACAAGCCCTATGACCGTATGAGCTTTGAGAAGGAAGCCTACGGCAACGAACACGATGTAGACTACCCGAAGACGAGGAAACATTTTAGCTGGTTTAAATACATTTAACTATGAACAAGGAAGTTACCCAATTAGTTAGGCAGATACGCGACGAGATAGTAGCTAACTACTATCGCATGAGGCTTAACGCTTCGGGTCGCTTCGATAGAGAAACTGAAGTTGTAGAGTATGCAGGCGGCGTTAAGATAGAAAGCCCGGCATACATCTATCAAATGGAAGACGGGAGGGCGGCTGGTAGCTTCCCACCCGTTTCTGCCATTAAGCAATGGATTAAAGACAAGAACGCGAACGCCGGTACGGACATACCCGAAGAAGCGGCATACGCGATAGCATACGTTATCAAGCGCGACGGTATTAAGGTTCCTAACCAATACAACAAGGGCGGCGTAGCAAGCACTATACTAACCCCCGAGATGGTGCAACGTATCACGGTAGAGGTGTCCCGGATAGTAAGGGCAGAGATATTAACCATTTTAACTAAAAAGCAATGATTGTAAGAAACCTATTAACCAACCAAACGGTTGCAGAGGCTGGTGTATTGTATTTCGGCAGCATAGGCGCAGGCATTTATCGCCCCATACGACTGGAGCAGGTTGGTGCGGTTACCAGTATAACCCTTATATTTTCACGTAATGGGGCTACAAAGGCAGCCGCCGTAGTTACCCCATACGAGGGCGCGGTATTGGATATGTCAATGATGGCAGCAGCCACACCGAGCATAACGGAGAGCATTAACACGGGGCTGGGGTTTACTGACTTCGTAGATTACGTGTCGATACAATACATAGAGGGTACGTTAAAGTCTATCGGTCTGTACGTAATTCATGCCCCCGTGGCATACGCCCAGTTTGCGACATCGGCGAGCACGCGCAACCTATCCGATTACGGTAACGGGCTGTTTAACCAGGTGGACTTTTCCAGTGCCTCGTTTCTCAACAGCCCATTAACGGGTACACCGTTTGACTTTGCTTTGAAATACGGGCAGATTACGGCAAACTCGGACGGTAGACTACGCTACAGAAACAACGGTACGGGTAAGTCCATTATATGGGCAAATACTTCCATATCATACGGTAGCCAACAGGCGCGCGAGTTTAGAACCGCAAACGACGCTTCTACATGGGGGTGGGCACGTTTTGAACGTAAATACCCATATTGCCCGGACCCCAATAAACGTGTAACGCTTCGATGGCTTAACAGCAAAGGGGCTTATGATACAATGTATTTCGACCAATACCGCATTGTGCCTACTTACTTGGTTAACTTCTCGGGCGGCAACCGTGTTTTGTCCTACGACGTTACGATAAGCGTAGTGGTAACCGATGATAACCAAAACGCGCTGTACTGGCTTTCACGTTCGGGCGAGGTTGCCGGGGTATTCCCTTTGGCTACTAACCAGTGGGCACGCGTTACGATACAGAACCCGAACGCATTGAACATACAAGGCGGTGCCACGGGACGGGTAGCGGCGTTTAAATGCAAGTTTGAAATTATAGAACCTTAACAATATGGATTTAACAATACGAATTAATGGTGTAGTTATAGACGGTGTAGCCCCTAACTCGGTAAAGCTGACTATCAACAACCCCGACCCTCTGAAGTTTACGGAGCAAACGGTTAGTTACTCCGGGACCATCAACGTACCCCGGTCAGAAGTAAATGACCGTGTGTTCCGTTCCGAGCGTTTCCCGGGGAAGTTCATAAGGACAGCCCCGTACCGTGCCGAATTGTATTTCGGGGGCTTCAATATTCCGTTCGGTAGCGGTTTGTTCCGCGTACGGGTGACGGCAGACGAGGACGGGTATAGCCTTGAACTGATAGAAAACATATCGAAGCTTTCATCATTGCGTGCCCCGGTGGTCGCAATACCTAAATTTGAATCGTTGGCTTATCAGTTTTCGACGTACATAGATAGCCTTAATTATGCGTACCCGAACGACGTTACCATACCTACGATATATGCGGCGAACGGGTCAACGCCCGTACTTATGTCGTATATTGCAGACCGAGTTACAAAAAAGGCAGGTGAATACAAGGACGCCGAAAGTCAGTTAGTTTTTAAGGGCGCGCATAACGGGCTGAACGGCTCTGTATATTCGGCTAACTACATGATAGCGGAAAACAACGAAGTAGCCACGTGTTTTACATACATGACTGGCTCCGCTTTCGATTTAAGGTTTACAGACGATTCGTTTATAGTCCTTCCGGCTTCCGCGCCGGCTACCGTTTACCTTAGAAGCAACGGCGGTACATTCGCTTTGCCCTTTAAACGCGGCGCGGTAAGACCCGATGGCAGCCACCCATATTACCCAGAAAACCCGGGTAGTACATCATGCTTGGTTACTCCGAGGCCTTCACATGATTTGAACTTCGGGTTTACTACCTCGGCGTCATCGGGGGTTTATTCGATTACACCGATTACCACCGTACCGAATGCGGAAGCCTATTTCATATCATTCAAGATTAATTCGGCCACAGCCCCGGAGTATGCTTGGGACTTAGTAGAGACAATGGGCATAGATACGCCTTTCGAGATTGTGCAGGCATTCTGCAAAGCGTTCTGTTGGACATACGAGTTTAAGTCAAGCCCGTTTGCGTTGACACTGAAACCGTTTATCAACCCGTCTTCGAGTTCTACGTACCGGGTAGACTGGACGGGAAAAATAGACCAATCAAGTATAAAGGTTGCAGAAGCCGCTGGCGCTGCAAGAACATACGCAGTACAGGTAGGCTCGCTTAAACAGACGGTAGGCGGTTATGGCGGTGCCATACCTACGCAGGAGACGGTGGGTGAGAGCGCGTTCCCAGTGAACCCCGGTGCGCAAAGACCGTACGCCTCTATGATTAGGTTGGCAGGCTCGTACGTGCCGGATAACTATTTCAACCGTGCCAGCGGTTACCGTGCAACGATAGCAGGACATTACGACCGTTTTTCCCCCGGGTGGCAGGTGACGGCTAAAATGAACCTATCGTATTTCGATATACAGAAAATGAAGTCCGACGCGCTTTATTTCGTCGGCGAGCTTAACTACTGGTTTTATCTCCGAACGCTAAGCAATTGGGACCCGTCAACGGGAAATGCGAACGTTACGTTAATCGCAGTTAAAAATTAATAATTTGGATTATGGCAGCAGAAAAAGTTACTCTATTAGACCTTTCGTTTGATACGTCATCAGCCCTTGATGGGTTGGACGCCCTCATAGCGAAGTCCGTCGAGCTGGCAGAAACAAAGAGCCAGCTAATGGCAGCTCTTAAGGACGAGAAGAAGCAGCTGGACGAGGCAGGCAAGGCGTACAAGGCTGGGACAATCGGACAAGATGAGTATAAAAAGGCAGTAGGCGATGCGGCGAAAGCGCAAATCGAATTGAAAAAGCAGTTGTTGGACGTCAACTCTTCCATATCGGAGAATAACCAAGCTATCAAGACGAACACGACGCTCTTAAACAGTCAAGAGGACAGTGTAGATGCGCTTCGTGCACAGTTGGCGAAGAACACCAAGGAGCTAAACGCGATGAGCGCAGCGACGCGCAACAACACGGAGGAGGGACAGAAGCTTGTCACCGAAACGAAGGAGATAAGCGACCGCCTTAAGGACATGGAGAAGGCTGTAGGCGATAACCGCAGGAACGTAGGTAACTATGCGGAAAGCATCCAGGAAGCCATGAGCAGCACACAAGGGCTTTCCGGGGCTACAGCGGCTATGGCTACGTCTCTATCGGGTGGCGTGAACATCCTAAAGGTGTTTAACGCTACGTTGAAAGCCAACCCTATATTGGCGGTTGTGTCGGTTATCCTTGTTCTTGTGTCAACGGTTGAAAAACTGATGAAACGCAATAGCGAGATGGCTGCAAACCTAAAGGCGGCATTTGCTCCGTTTGAGGTTATCTTCTCGCGCATACTGGACGGCGTTACCGAGCTTCTCGGTGGTGTGGCAAAGGCTTTCGAGTGGGTATCGGAAAAGGTTGTTAACTTGCTTTCGTCTATCGGTCTAATTACCGAGGAGACGACGAAGGCAGCGAACGCGGCAAAAGCACTCACCAAGCAAGAGCTTGCAATATATGAGGCGGAAACAAACAACCTTGTAACGTTGTCGGCGATGCGTAGGGAGCTGGAAGCGCAACGTACCATTGCGGGTGACCAGCTAAAGAGCGCGGACGAGCGGATCGCAGCAGCCCAAAAGGGTATAGCCATCCTTAAGCAGATGGAGAAAGCCGAGATAGACGTACTACAACAGAAGTATAACCAAATCAAGGCGCAAAACGAACTTAGTTACACAAGCAAGGAAGACAGACGCGCAGAGATGCAAGCACTCGCAGACCTGCAAGCACGCCAAGCGGATTACACCGCGCAGCGTAAAGAGTTGGAAAACCAGGCAAGCGGTATCGTAAAGGCACAGATAGATGCCAATGCAGCAGCTTACAAGGCGGCAGAGAGCGCAAAGGCACAAGCCGCGATAAAAGCAGCGCAGGACGCCGAAAACGAAAAGCGCGCCTTGCAAGAAGCTACCATAAAGCAGATGGAGACCGCGTTAACGGCTCTTAACCTCTCAATGCAAGCTAAAGAACTGGAAAACGATACAATCGGAACAAAGTTAGAAAACGAAAAGGCATACGTAGAGGAAAGTCTAAAGCTTGAAAAGTACAGATTAGAACAGGGGCTTATCTCGAAGCAAGAATACGCCAACAAGGAAGCCGAATTTAATTTGGGCATACGGCAGTTGGAGATGCAACGTAAAGAGGAACAAGACGCTTTAATGAGGGAGCGCGAAGCGATGGACGCGGCGAACCTACATGAGCTTAAGATGGCAGAAATAACAAACGAGTACGACCTAAGGCAAGCGCAACTTGACGCGCAATATGAGCAAGAGATGGCAGCAGCCGAGAAGATAGGAGCCGACACCGCGTTGATACAAGCCAAATATGAGAAGGCGAAAGAGGAGAACACCAGGGCACGCGTTAACGCAGAACTGACAATGACCGCAGGACTCGCAGGACAAATGTCAACACTCTTAGGAGAACAAAGTGCTGTAGGTAAGGCTTTTGCGGTTGTCCAGGCAACGATAAATACTTACTTGGGTGCAACAAAAGCGCTCGCCACTAAAGGTATACTCGGTATTGCGGAAGCCGCGGTTATCATCGCATTCGGTATGAAACAAGTCGCGACGATTGCAAAACAGAAAGACCCCGATACGAAAATTAACACATCGGTCAAGAAGTACGCAAAAGGCGGTATGATATACGGGCGTTCCCATGCACAAGGCGGTGTAACGTTCCGGGGCGATAACGGGCAAGTGTTCGAGGCGGAAGGCGGTGAAAACGTCTACATCATGAAGAAGTCAGCGAGCGCCGAGATTAACGCACTGTCCGCTCTCAATGAAGCGCACGGGGGTAATTCGTTCGGTACATCGGGGCTTTACAAGTTCGCTGATGGCGGTATGGTTGCCGGACTTTCCGAAGCTAACCGGGTAGTTAAGCAAGCCGGAAGCATGAAGTTATCAAGCGAAAGTATTAACCAGCTTGCCGGGGTCGTAATTGACGCAGTCATGAGCATGCCTAACCCGGTTGTATCGGTGCAAGACATCAACAGCGGACAAAACGACGTTTCTGTAGTCCAGGGGCTGGCAACATTTTAAACCATTAACTCGTACAGAGATGGCAGTTTACTATATACTGCCTATCTTTGCACGTGTTACAACAAAAGCAAATTATATGAAATTTAGAAAACTTAGAATTATCCAAGCCGGTGTTACTACCAATTTTGGAGTACACGAGGGCAAGGAATACCCGTTGGTCATTACGGAGAATGCAGTTCAAAGCGTTGTAACGCTCGGCAATCTTAAGCCTATCCATTGCAGGCGCACCCATAACGGGGCGGATATGTTGGACGGGTATTTAGGAAAATTCACTAACTTCGTCTATGAGGACGGCGTAGCTTATGCCGATTTGGAATTATCCGAAGCCTTACAAGCCGCCTACCCATCGGAGGCAAAATTCATTTCCGAGATGATAAAGAACGAGCCCGACATGCTGGGCGTTTCGGTGGTAGGTATCAGCAATCAAACATTAAACGGTGATGTGCTGGACGTTACCGAATTTTTTGAATTATATTCATGCGATTTGGTAGGGCTGCCAGCAGCCACCACAAGCTTATTTAATAATCAAAACGAAAAGAAAATGAACAAATTTTTTAGTTCTTTCGCTTCTCTATTCAAGAAGTCGAGTTTTGCAACCGAGACGGTTGAAACCGTAGACGGTGCAAGTATCACGATTGAGGCATCAGGCGAAACAATGGCTATCGGTGACAAGGTTTTCGATAGCGAAGGCAACGTTCACCCGGACGGCAAAGTAGAAATTCAAGTAGAGGACGGCGTTCTCGTTATCACCATTGCAAACGGTGTTATCGAAAGCGTAGAAGCTAAGGTAGAAGACATCGAACCCGTAATTGAACCCCCGGTTACCGCTGATGTACCCGAAGAGTTTGCAAACCGTATGGCGGCTTTGGAAACCTCGGTTACTGAACTCACCGCAACATTGGAGGCTATAGCGGCTCAATTTAACAGAGCGACCGCGAAACCCGGCGTACCGCCCGTTAACATGCCGAAGAAGAAAGAAACGAAACTATCAAAAGAGGCTGTAGCAGAAGCAGCTAAAAGATTTTACAACAAATAACTAAAAAACAAAAATTATGGCTTTTACATTTGCAGACCTTAACAAATTAAACCTCAGCTCACTTGATAAGGTTATTTCCTTAACCGTCGGCCTTGCTGGTGAAATCGCACAAGGCATTACAGTAATGAACGGTATCCCTAATGGTACACCCGTTGTTTCCCTCACAGCAGCTGATAAGGCATTGCGTAAATCAACAGGGTGTAACGGTGAATACTTCTATAACAGTCTAGATAACAGTCTAGTTAACAAGGTTAAGTATTACCAGCACGCACCTATTGAGCTGCCTATCGAGATTTGCTTGCAGAGCTTGTGGGGTAAGATGGTAGCGAAGGGTATCAACCTCGACGACAATTTCTCTGAAACCGAATTGGCTGGCTTTATCCAGTCCGAGATATTGAAGGTATTGGAAGCTGACTTGCTTCGCCTTGCTTGGTTGGACGGTAACGTAATGTCATCCGCAACTGGTTACAATATCTTCACTAACGGCGGTATTATCAAACAATACAAGGTCAGCACAAAGACCGAGCATATCTTGGTTCTCGATACGGATGGCGTTCTCGCTGCTTTGCGTGGTGCTATCGACGCACAGCGCCCCGACACACTGGACAACTCGGAATTCTTCGTTACGTCGAACGTTATGCGCTTGTATAAGAACTTGTTGCAGACACGTGATAACAGTGTAGCACAGTCCGATATCGTAGACGGTCGCCCGGTGTATTACTTCGAGGGTTACAAGATTAACGAGTTGAGACACGTCTCTAATGCTGCAATGGCTGACGGTTCGGATACCGCGTTTATCGCGTTCACTCCGAAAGACAACATTCAGATTGCACTGGAAAGCGCTGATACCGTTATCGCTCCGTTCATCCAGGACGCAAAGAGCCGTAACTACTACTCACATACTTTGTTCGCGGCTGATGCTATGTTGGTAACACCCGAGAAAATGCAATTGTGGCTGACTACAAGAACATAAACAAAATCATTTACTAATAAAAGGGGTTGGGATATTAACCCAGCCCCTTTTTTATTTCAAATAATATGGGAAAAAGTTGTTTAAATAAACTTAGTGGTAACATTACTGTAGACTGTACGATTCCGCAGGTCGGTGTGAAGGACATCTACCTGATGCACGCGGGGGACGTTTCGTTTACGTACACTGCGGGCGGAATTCTGCTGAAGGCGGCATTTGCAGAAGGCACAAAGTCATACAAGGTAGAAGGGTATAAGCAAAACATACAGATGACGGCCTCACTAAAAACTACAGATGCGTCGGCACGTATGGACGCGTCGGTATCGTTCAAAATACCGTATGCCTTCGGTAACCGTGACTTCATTAACACTGTGGTTTCGGGTAAGTTCTACGTTCTTGTTATGTTCAATGGCGGCGATATTACGATGCTCGGCGATATTTCGCCACTGGAATGCTTGTCGTGTGACTTTGATTCTAACGCTAACGCTAAGATGGTTACAATTACATTAGCTTCCCCGGAAGGTTCGGCAGGAAATCACCCGAGGAGTGTCTCAACAGAGGCGAAAAACACAATAATTTCTAAAGCAGTTTAATTATGGCATGTATAACAAAATTGGCAAACGCGATTGCCTATGATTGCGACACTGGCGCGACTGGTTTGGCTAGCGCGTTGATTATTAATAAAGCAGATATTGCGAGCTACGTAGTAAGCGCTTCGGCCTTGCTCGTCGGGGGGTTTACTTTAGCGGCAGGGACATCCGCCTATAAAATTGACACAGTAAAGAGGGCACTCGTTGTGTCCAGTGCTTTGAAAGTTAATGATGGCGCGCCGAACGGACACGCGCACTCTGCAACTATTACATATACATACAAAGCAGGCGAGTTTTGGAGGTCGACTATGGCGTCTTTTTCTAACGGGTCGTTCGTTATACTCGCGAAACCAGCGGGGTCTGGTTCGGTTCGCGTATATGGACTTTATTACGGTCTATCCGCTACTGCTATAGATAACAATTCGCACGATAATGGCGCATGGACTACCATTACTTTGGAGACACCCGAAAACGTTATTGGTGAAGATACATTATGTATGAGTACTGCGGACTACGACGCCCTTTATGCAGCAGCGGTAGGATAGTAATTAACTAAAAAAGAAAGGAAAAAATAATATGACATGTATTGGAAAAATTACATCCAGATTGGCTATGCCTTGTGGTGAACCAGCGACACCCGATATGGGCAGACCCGTATCGGCTTTCGCACTTAACGCTTCGGATATTGCAAGTTTTACAGTAGAGGGCAACTCCGGGTTCGCTACGATTACGAGGGCGGTAGGGGCGGCAGGTAGTGAAATTACGACTATTAATAACGCTATGGTTATAACGGTAGGTTTGAAATCGCAGGACATTACGCCCGGCGCTTATGATGTGGCTATTACCTTTAAGTCGTTGTCGGGGCATAGAGATATTAATAGCACCGAAATGCCTTTTGGGTCTGTCGGGGCTTTAGGGCGCGCAGAACTGGTTTTTGCCGTAGACCACGGTAACGGCACTTACAGGGTTTACGGTTTGGGCGCTCCATTGGTTTGTACCGAGATGTCGGGTGATTCAAGCGCGAGCGCTTATGTAACCTACACATACGGCGTTGAGGACTGGAAGGTAGGCACGACTATTCACAGATTAAGTAAAAAGGATTACGACGCGCTGTCCACCCCACAACCGGCACCAGAATCCTAATTAAATCAAAAAGAAAATGGCAGAAGAATTAACTAATAATACGGGGCAGGGCGAAAGCACTGCACCCGTTGTTACCGAACCGAAGGTTGCAACATTACAAGAGAAGTTGGATACGTATTACGCAATGACCGGGCTAAAACTTGACCCTAATTGCCACATGGATATGGAATATTTATCTTTGTGGTACGAAACGAAGTATTTAACTAAGGTGGTTTACAGATGGGCGATGAAGCCCGGGGCGCGTATCGTGCATTACGTTGATGGTATCGTGTATAAGAGTGCGAACATGACTGACGAAATCGCGGAACGCCTCATGACTGAAAACCCGGCATATGCGGAATGCTTCGTAGAAATCAATAAAGAGGAGGTTTAATTATGATAGGTTACAGACGTTTCGCGCTTGTTGTCGAAAAGGCGCTTAAGTTGTCCGCTAATACGGGCGATAAGATTATTAACTACGGAGATGGCAACTTATATCCGCAGGAGATAGCCGAGCTTATATACGCTTCAAAGACAGCCACAGCCGCGGTTGAGAAAATGACCGAGAACATTATTTGCGAGGGGTTTAAAAACAAAGATTTCGCGGCAATAACAAACGGGAACGGCTGTAACATGGACGATGTTTTAGAGGCTACGGCAAACGATGTCGCACGTTTTAGGGGCTGGGCCTGGATAGTCCAATACGGTTTGACACCCGAAGGCTACAAGCCCCGAAACGTGTACAACGTTCCGTTTGAATACGTACGTGCCGAGATGAATGACAACTATTTGAAAGACCCTGCTATAAAGAGATGGCGTGTTTTCAATAACTGGGACAGACAGAACGTTAAGGCAACGAGCAGCGCGCAGAACTCCACGGTATATCCGACCTATGACCCGGAAAACTTCGCATCAGAGGTTGAGGAATGTGGGGGTATCGAGAACCATAAGGGGCAGCTACTATACGTTAACCTCGGTACAACACGCCCATATCCCCTTAGCACGTTCCATTCGGTACGAAACGAGATGGGTGCGGAGGACAAGAACGGAAAATACGTTAACCGTACTTTGGGCAGGGGCTTCCACATGTGTAGCATCGTGTCGCACGGTGATTTCGAGTCCGAGCAGGCACAACAGGAATTCCGCGATACATTAGCCGATATGATGGGCAGCGAGAACGCAGGTTCAGTTCTTACAGTAAGAGACGAAAACGTAGCTACGGACAAACCATTTATCAAGGTTGACCAGTTGGGCAGCCCTATAGATAGGGAGCTGTACAAGGCGTATGTAGAACCCCTTAGAAAGGACATCGCTATAGCGGCTTATAATATCCCGTTACCCCTTATTGATAGCTCGCTGATGACCTATTCTAATGCTTCGGGCGAGGTTATAAGGGAGCTGCAAAAGGTCTATCGCAACAGCTTGCAGAAGATACGTCAACGCATTTCGCGCGAATTATACCAAGTGTTCGGGGTTGACCCGTCTATGACAGAAATTAACAATAAATTTGAAGAAGATGGCATACCCAATAGCATTGTTCCGGCAACTGTTTGAAATAGCAACGGACGTTAAGGACAACAAAATAGAAAAAGCATTCTTCGAGGCAGACCTACTCGATATATTGCCGCAGATTGACAGCATGTATGAGGCTGTTCCGGGGCAATATATCCCGGACGGGTCTAACTTCGCAGGACTTGAAAAGGTTATTTGCTACTACGCGTTCGCGCGGTATTTGCAGATAGCAGACCAAAACAGTACGAGCACGGGTATGAAGATTCAGACCTATGGGGGCTCGGTAGTCGTTCCAGATACAAGCAAGGTTAAAAGGTTTGAAGCCGAACGGGGCAAGGCAGACCTTTTTATAGAGCCGTTGATACGCCAAATGAAGGCGGACGGATTTATAAAGGCATGTACAGTATCGAACACCCGTATAGGGTTAATCAAGTGATTGAACAATTAGAGACCTATTTCCGCACATTTTTTGCTGTTACCGTTCTGGCAGTAGTTACGGATATACGGGACTTTATATTTTTAGTGGTTATCGTTACCGCGTTGAACTGGACGGTAGGTTATTTGGCAGACAGGGCGAAAGGAAAGCCCTATAAGCACAAAAAGACCATGCAAGCGGTTAAGGAGCTGTTTTTAACCAATGCAATATTATTCTTTGTTGCCCTTACATGCAATATGTTAGAGCCTGGGATAGATTACAAGCTTTTAGTTAAGGTGCTCACTGGTATATTCCTTATTATATACGCGCGTAACATAACAAGAAACCTTAGGGTAGTGCAGCCGGGAAATGAGTTCGTGAAGGTGCTAAACAGTATAGCGAATAGCAAGTATTTCCAACTTAAGAAAAAGATTAAGGACGGCGAATTTGAAATACCCGTAGAAGAAAAGGAGGAAAAAGATGGCGAACAGCAGTAAATTAATACCGTTCATTCTACAGTGGGAGGGCGGTTTCGTTAATGACCCCGATGACCTGGGGGGCGCAACAAACAAAGGTATCACTATAGGCACATTCACCGAATACAAGAAGCGGAAGGGGCAAAAAGCCCCAACCGTTGACGACTTGAAAAACATATCTGATGCCGAATGGCACAATATTTTCAAGTCCTTGTACTGGGATAGGTGGAAAGCCGATGAGATTAAAAACCAATCAGTAGCAAATATCTTAGTTGATTGGGTGTGGGCTTCTGGGTCACACGGTATAAAGCGCCCACAACGTCTTTTGGGCGTCAAGGTGGACGGTATCGTAGGTAAACAGACCATTGCAGCCGTTAACGCTATGGACGCGGCTACGCTCTTTAAAATGATTAAAGACGATAGGGCAAATTTCATCGATGAAATATGCAAGGCGAGACCCAAAAACGAGAAATACCGTAAAGGTTGGATGAACCGTATTAATGCGATACGCTATGAATAAACTACAAAAGATAATTATAGGCTTTGCAGCCCTTATGGTGCTGTTTGGTGCGATAACCAAGATGGTAGACACCATAAGGAGGCAAAGAGCCGAAATAGGACGTTTAGAACGTAACGTTGAGGCGATGAACGATGCGCAGATAGAGTACAAAACAAAGCTCGGAGATGCGGCGGTGAAGCGTAAAGCCTTAGAGATGTCGCACAAGGAACTGAAGAAGACGAACGCGGACCTATATAAGGAGGTGGCCGCGCTTAATGTCCGGGTGAAAGATGCGCTTTCCGCAACCCGTACCGTTACCAAGACCGTAATAAAGGAGGTTGTGCGTACCGATACGGTAGCCGGGGAGCTTATAGCGGAATACCGAGACGCCTGGAACACGATACAAGCGAGGGTTAAACGGGATAGCACGGAATTAAGCTATCAAGGTAGTGACACGATAACGGGAGTTATCACGGTACGAAAGAAAAAGTTCTTGTTTTTCAGATGGGGGATCAAGGCTATAGAGCACGACATATCAAACAAAAACCCCAAAACAAAGATAGATATAGACATAGCGGTAAAGCTAAAATAATTAGGAAATGGAGGGCTGTTAACAGTTCTCCATTTTTCGTTAACATTCTTTAGACACAGACTGCACAGTAGAAAAGTGGGTCTGTGCAGGTCTCTGTGCAACCCTAACTCCTTTATATCAACTACTTATCTATACTTGCACAGTAAACACAGTAAAAAGGGGTTAAAACATTATTCTGGAGAAAATAGCATTTACCACTATATAACGAGCTGTAAAAACCACTATATCCGAAATAAAAGTTTAGAAATTTAGGTGTGTTTCTGTGCAGTGCAGTCTACGTCATTGGGAATCAACACTTTAGCTTGAACCCATTGTTTCTTTACATCTTTTCACTTTTGATTAAGGTTTATTAGCACAAAAAGAGATACAACCTATTGATATTTGCCGTATCTTTGTAATGCCAAAAGGAAACAAGGTTGTTCTTTACTGAAACTAAGAACACGATACCCTTAAAAGGAAAGTTTGAAAAGTGAATGGGATTCAAACACCGGGTTGCCCAAAGACAAAGAAAAGAGGTCACCAAGACATTAAATTGGAAATAACCGTGAACAAGTAAGAACGTAGATTTGTTATCATTGTATTAACGTATAAAACGAAGCGAAGTATGAAAGCAATTGATTTAATTTTTAGAGAAACGCTGACCGCCGGTCAGTTCGAGATGAAGAGCCACGTATTAGTATTTATCGACGAGGCAGGCAACGAGTATAGCGATACTTTTTCAGAGGTACGCCATAACGGGAGATTTGAAGCATACCAATACAACGGTATGGTGTACGAGCACATGCAGAACCTTATGGAAGCTATTTTCTTAAATAAGGTTAACAAGTGAACCAACGTATTTGCAAAAGCGTTATATTTGCATCAACAATTTAAAAAGATAAAGTTATGAAAGAGCAAAAGTTTATTATTGAGGAAGTAAAAAAGCATTTGCAGGCAAGCGCGAGGAAGAACGAATACCAAGTTATTGACGCGGCGCAAGAAATGCCTACGTTTGAGGGCTTTATACTCCCTTACTACGTCTCCACAATGGAAGGAACGAAATACCCGGTAAACGTGGAGGATATGTATATCTACTGTGACGAGTGGGAAGAGTTCTACAACGAGACGGTGGCAAAGGTTGCACAAACCATTTTGGAAGCCGAACAAATCAAGGAAGCATAAATTAGTTATTCACCATATAAAAAGAAAAGAAAATGAAGATTACACCGTTAACAATTGATTTTGACATTACAAACGCACAAGAAGTGGAATTTGTAAATGACCTAATGAACCGTCTGTTTGGAAGCGCACCGCTTAAGGCTATGGCAGCGCCTACAGAAAGCCCCGTAAACAGTACAAGCGTACCGACGTTTAGTGAACCGACGCAGACCGCTGCACCCGTCCAGGAAGTGAAAGAAGAGCCGAAGCAGGAAACGATTATCGAAGCTACCGCAGAGGTTAAAAAGGAAATGGAAAAACCCGTAAAGCACGAAAATGTAGCAAAGCCAAAGGCTGTAAAAAAAGCCCCACAACCGGCGATTGAACCCGAACCCGTACAAGCTCCCACCGAAGAGGAGAAAACCCCGGAAAAAGCCTCAAACGAGCCTCTAACAGCAAAGGACATGCAGGCGTTCATGATTGATTTAATGAAAACCGGGAAAATCACACGCCCACAATTGACGGATATCATGTTGGAGTTCGGCGGCGCGTCTCTTATGCGTATCAAGCCCGAGAAGTACGAGCTATTGAAACAACGTATTGAAACCTATAACGATTAAAAAGAATGAAAGTACAAGTAGACCACACAAGTAGGGCACACGCCCTACTTTCCCCGAGCAGTTCACACCGCTGGCTTAACTGCACACCGTCTGCACGGTTGGAAGAACCATATGAGAGCACGAGTAGTGCGGCATCAGAAGAGGGAACAGTAGCACATGAGCTGGCAGAGCATGCCATAGAAAAGTATTTGGCTGGGGAATACCTACCATTATTGAATGAACTGCCCGTACCCGATGAGATACGTAACAACAAATACTACAGTTCGGAGATGGAACACTACGTAACCGACTACGTTTGCTACGTGTGCGACATATACGAACTGGAAGAAGGCGCTAAAATGAGTATAGAGCGAAAGTTCGACCTAACAGCATACGTTCCCGAGTGTTTCGGTAGCTGCGACTGTGACATAGTAGGCGAGCATGTCCTAAACATCATAGACCTAAAATATGGTAAGGGCGTACAAGTAGACGCCGACGGAAATAGCCAGTTAATGATGTACGCTATCGGAGTGCTCAATTCATTAGAGCCGTCGCACCGCGCGAAGATCGAAACGGTACGTATGCACATCGCACAAGTACGGCTTGGCAATTACTCGGTATTCGAGATGTCCGCGCGTGATTTGACCCACTGGGCGATACACGTACTACGCCCCACTGCCGAAAAGGCATGGGCAGGACAAGGGGAAACCAAAGTAGGAAGTCATTGTAAGTTCTGTAAGTTCAAAGCTCAATGCCGGGCACAGAAAGATGCTTTAGTTAACGAGTTCGAGACCTACGGAGATACAAAGGCGTTAACGCTTGACGAGATAGGCGATATACTAAGCAAGTCCGATATGTTCACCGATTGGCTGACCTCGGTCAAGACTTTCGCAATGCAAGCCGCTACACGGGGCGAAAAGGTTAAAGGGTGGAAACTCGTAGAGGGTAGGTCTGTACGTGTCATAAACGACACGGAAACAGCCATAGAACGCCTAAAGGCTATCGGGTTATCTATCGAGGACGTAACTAACAGAAAGTTGAAAGGTATCGGAGACCTGGAACGCCTGGTTGGTAAGAAACTGCTCGCCGCAACTCTTGACGGTCTGATAGTCAAGCCGCAAGGGCTGCCGACATTAGCCCCGGAAAGCGATAAGAGGGAAGAATTAAGCCCTACTATTGATGACTTCGAGGAATTAAATTCATAAAAGATGTTAACGAAAGAACCAACCTATCAGATAAAGCGTTATATTTGCACTATCAATTTAAAAACAGAACGATATGAAAAGTAACAACGGTATTTTAACAGAGAAAGAAATTCAAGCAAGAACAAAGTTTTGGAACAAAAAGCAATTCCGCACATGGACTAACAAAGAACTTGAAAGAACCTCTAAAGACATGCAAAATCTTTTGGTAGCTATAAAGGGGTTCAGTATGGACGAGATTGAGGCTATTAGAAAGTTAGACCGGTATGGATTTGCTTCATACTACAAAAAGGGACCAAAGTATACCGTACGGATGGCGGACCAAAGAGACTTAGATTATGCTATTTCGATAGCACCAAAAACTTTTAAAGTTAAACAAGGTTAACAGAATAAACAACCTATTGAATTATTTGTTATCTTTGCAACATCAAATTAAAAACGGAACGCCCGAACCGATTAGAGGGCAAAAACAATAAAAAGTTATTATGACAAAAGCAATGATTAAGAACGCGAGATTGAGTTATGTTAGATTGTTTGAAGCGCAACAAGTCAACGGACAAGGAGAAGCAAGTTACAGTGTATGCTTATTGATTCCGAAGGATAGCCCGGAGGTTCCAAAGATTAAGGCAGCTATCAAAGCCGAGTTTTCAGCCCTTAAGGCACGCTATCCGAAGTTGAACGGCAAGGACCCGAAGGTATGGACTAACCCATTGAGAGATGGGGATGCCGAGAAAGACGGTGCGGAGTATCAAGGTTGCTACTTTATCAACGCGAAGCGTAAAGAAAAGCAAGGAGCGCCTATCGTAATCGACGGTAGAAAACAGTACATCACAGACCAGAACGAGGTTTATAGCGGTTCTTGGGGCAACGTAGCCGTATCTTTTTACCCTTATGAATTTACCGGGAAATACGGTATCGGCGTATGTTTGAACGGTGTGCAGAAGACCAGAGACGACGAAAGACTTGACGGAGGCATAAGTATTGATGATTTCGATTTTGAAGACGAGAACGACGACCTTTTCAACTAATAACTGAATTAAACAGATTAATAACTGGGCGGTGTAACAGCCGCCCAAAAATAAAAAGCAAAAATGGGAAAATACGATTCATATGTAAACGCGGAAGGTGTTAGAATTTCAAAAGTAACGGGTAAACCGTTGAAGAAATATAATAAGGTCAACAAGGCATACTGGGCTGCCCGTGAAGGTAAAGCATTAGTAGGGGTACAGCAACCTATAGTTGAGGCAGACCCTCTGATAGAGGAGCTTAAAAGCTATTACAACGAAGAAGAATTAAAGGGTATTATCGGTTTGAAGAAGGACGCGCCGCCCGTCGAACTGGTACACATCACACCGAAGAAAAAGACATCACTCGACGAGGGTAACACCGGGTTTCTTATCGCGTCTGACTGGCACGCGGACGAAGTGGTAAAAGCTTCCACAGTATTGGGAAAAAACGAGTATAACAAGGATATCGCGGAAAAGCGTATCACTAATTTCTTTGCAAACGCCGCGTACATGATAAAGAAAAAGCCCGTAGACAACTTGGTAATAGGTTTGATTGGCGATATGATAGGCGGCTACATTCACCCCGAACTCGAACAAACAAATAGCATGTCTCCGATGCGCGGTGTTAACTTCGTTAAAAACCTAATTATCTCCGGGCTTAAGTATCTGCACGACCAGTTACCCGAGGTTAACAAAATTACCGTCATCGGCATATGTGGAAACCATTCAAGAACTACAAAAAAAAT